TCTTTACGCATGATAATATCAGGCCAAACCTCCTGAACAAAATATAAAAAATTGTCCTGACAAAGTTTAATGTGTTGAATCCATTTCTTTTCTACTTCTTCACGTAATCGCTCAGTTGTTAAGAATTCTTTTTCCATGGGTCCTATTTTGATTATACCGTGCTAATTCTTACCTTACTACGTTTATGAATCCTGCTCAAGCTCATCATAGCTGAGCCTTACTAATTCGCGTGTAGGTTGTATTGTGGCAGAAATAAGGCAAGTATAAGGTCAACTGAGTAATGACCCTTAGGGCAACGGCTCGCGTGCCTAGCCTCGCGCCTCTATGTCTTTACGTGAATATACGTGAAGTTATTGTAAGTGATAAGTATAGTTATCGGAAGTAGTGCGCAACGTTCCCACAAATTCCCACAAAGTTATTTAACGCGCTCGGCTAAGTCAGTCAGTAGGTACTCGATACCTTGCGCGGTATCATCGGCGCACGCTAGCAACCTCGCGCCTAACGGGTCGAGGCTATAGGTTTTAAGGCCTCCTTGCTTGCCCACCTTAACTAAGTTAAATACGTGCCCGCCGTGCTTTATAAGCCTAAGTTGCCACGCTATCTGGTACTTACTAAGACCTAAATTCTTAGCTGTTGTGTGTTTAAATTCGAGCCAAAATGAACGCCCGTTTATAACACAAAAACAATCGGCACAACCTAGGGTTGTGTATGTTTCAATTGATTGAAAGTAATAAGTTTTATTGACGTTTTTAACTCTTTTAATAAATACGTTTTCGGGTTTTCTTGCCACGTTTTATAATACAACTTAGACGCGAATTATACAAGTTAATAACACAACTATAAAGTTAATAAAAAATTATTGACAACTATTATTTAATAAGTAAATTGAACATAACTTTAACAACTAAAAAGAGGATGTAATATGTTTAGTAAATACACTAAAGACGCGTTAACTATCTTACAACAAGAAATAGTTAACGGTTTAAAAAAAGACGGTTTAAAATATTTTGAATCGTTCAAAGGCTATGGATATCCTAAAAACGCGTTAACTCTTAAAGAGTATAACGGAATTAATTTTTGGGGTTTAAATATCCAAAAACGCGCATTAGATTTTAAATCTAATTTGTGGGCAACTAAAAAGGCGTGGTTAAGTGTCGGAGCGACTATTCTTGACGGTCAAGAAAAAAACGGTCGAGCGATATTTTATTACAGCACGTTTAAAAAGAACGATACTGAAAACGAGCAAAAACAATTTGCTTTTTTAAAAGTATCTTATGTTTATAACGTGGCGCAAGTTGACCTAAAAAACTCAACTTATCACGTGCCTAGCGATACACCAGAAAACAAAGTTATTACTAATCAAGAAATTGAAAACTTTGTAAATTCTATTCGTGGCTTAGAGTTAAAACACTCAATAGACGGCCGTTGTTATTACAATTTAACTGGCGATTATATTGTTATGAGTGACAAGGCAACATTTACCGACACGCCCGACAATAGCGCAACGGGCAATTATTACAGCGTGTTATTTCACGAGTTAATACATTGGAGCGGAGCAAAAAACCGACTAGCGCGATTTGAAAAAAACAAAAAACGCTTTAAAGATAATGCGCAGTTGGAATATGCGCACGAGGAATTAATAGCGGAAATCGGCGCGGTTTTATTGTCACAACGTTTTAATATGCAACAAACGATTAACAATAATAATTTAGCTTATTTAAAATCGTGGATATCCGCATTAGAGAACGATAACAAGTTTTTAATTAGCGCGCTTTCGCAATCATACCGCGCAAGCGAATTTTTGCTAAATAAAGGCAAGTTAAAAGAATATCCAGAGCAATTAAGGAAAGTTGCTTAAATATCACACAATAAAGCGGGCGTAAAAACCCGCTTTAAAAATTATTGACAACAATATAAATTAATATAATTTCACACAAAAAAGGACGGTATAAAATGGAATATAAAACACAAAAAAAGTTATTAAGTTTTAACAACTTTAAAATGCAAAAATCAGTTAAATTTGGATATCTTACGGCAATATTACATTTAGCGCCGTATAATTTAAGCGGTTATAATATTTGCCCGAAAGCCTCGCAAGGTTGCGCTATGGCTTGTTTAAACACGGCGGGACGTGGCCAAATGAATTGTGTTCAAAGGGCACGAATTAATAAAACTTTGTATTTTTTAAAAAACCGCCAAAAATTTTTAGAGCATTTATTTAACGAGATAACAACATATGAAAAACTAGCTAAAAGTAAAAATTTAAAATTGGCCGTAAGATTAAACGGGACTAGTGATTTACCGTGGGAACGATACAAATTTAAAGACAATAAAAATTTAATGGAATTGTTCCCGAACGTTCCATTTTATGACTATACAAAAATATTAAATCGTTTTAATCAAGTATTGCCTAAAAATTACAGTCTTACGTTTTCAAGAAGTGAAAGCAACGAAAACGAAGTTAAAGAATTATTAACAACTGATAATAATATTGCAGTTGTTTTTAATAACCTACCTAAAAAATATTTAGGAAGGCGCGTTGTGACGGGAGATGAAAGCGATTTACGTTTTCTTGACCCGAAAAAAACAATAATCGGTTTACTAGCTAAAGGACGCGCAAAAAAAGACAATAGCGGGTTTACGGTTATTAATTAAAAGGACATAAAAAATGATAACAAAAAATGACGCTCTTAACTTAATAGACGCTTTAAACGAGTGGTACGAAATAGTTGAGCCTAAAGAATTAGAAAAAAATGAAATAGGTTTAAATATTGAACGTTATGAAAGCCTTATATTTAAGTTGCATTTAATAGCAGAAAACATAAAAAAAGTTGGTAATAAAATAATAGTTAACAATAGAGGGTTAAATTAAAATGAGACAATTAACAAAAAAGCAGAAAAAAATATTAGATGTTTATCAAAATATTTATAGACTTGAGGACTTGCCTAATGGCGTTTTTGAGCAACTAGAAAAAATAAACGATACTGAAATTTTATGGTCAAAGACAAATAGGTATTTGTCAGATAATTACTATAAAAATTTATATAACAACAAAGGAGTAAATTAAAATGAAAACATATAAATTAGAGACAAGGACGGTTGAAATAATAACACTTAACGCCGAAAACGAGGAGCAAGCAAAAGAAATGGCGGTTAGTGGATATTGCGATAACGTAAGGTCACTAGAATTTTTTATAGATGATATAGAAAATATAACACCAACTAAAAAAGAGGACATAAAAAATGACTGAAAAACAAAAAATAGATTTATTATATTTTTTAGATGTTTATAAAGACGATTTAATAATTAATATGACTGATAAAAAGTTATATGACGACCCGTGGCAAAAGTCGGATATTAATTTACTTAATAAACATTTTAAGCTTATTAAAAAATTAATAGGCGCAAAATTAATATTTAATAAAAAACTAAAAAAATGGAGTTTAAAATATGAAAACTAAAAAAATAAACATAACGGAAAACGTGCGCGGATATAAGAATATATCTTTAAAATTAGATACCTATTCAAAGTTATTTGATTTGTCGCAAAAGGTTTTTGGCGTGCCTATAAGTATCGCAAAAACTGTTGAATTTTTAGCAGATAATTACGTTAACGGCGCGCAGGTCAATAACCACGTGCCTAGCAATTACAATGTAGTTATTCCGCAATATTTGCCTAAACAAATTAAAAAAATAGGAGTTAAAAAATAATGGCGCAACATATTTCAATTAAACATTATTTAAACGAGGACTGGCTATTTAATTTAATTGACCAATGTAAGACAATAGCGTGGCAATATAGAGAAATTGAAAATAGTACTACTTATTTTAAACAAATAAGCGAAAACGTTAAATTATTACCTATTGAATATGCTTGCGATTATAACAAGCCAAAAGTATTTAGGAGGGTTAATAAGGTTTTTAACTATAAATGCAATATAGATAAGCCGTTAACAAAAGAGGATGACAATCTTTTTATTAGCGATTGTAATATAGAAATACATTTAGATAAAAGTAAACTAGTTGATATTTTTATAGTTGCTTAAATCTTTTTAATATCAATTATAACGGAATTAGGAATTAGTGTTGTATTGGCAATTTCATCAATTACGCCCGTTTTTTCGTCTTTTAGTGCATAGTCGCCAAATACTCGCGTAATGCCCTTTGATTGCGTTAATAGGTGGCCTTTGGTTGTACAAATTGGTAGTTTAGCATTGTTTAAATCGTCTATACCTTGCCACGCGCTATCGCTAGTTATATCGAGCCATTTAATTTCAACTAGCGGATATTTTTCAATTTCTTTTTTTGCTTTTTTATTTATTGTTAATTTTCTTTTTATCATTTATTTTTATAGCTACAATTCCAAGTTTCGCGTTTAAATGGCTATTGTGAACTTTGTTGAAAGCGTCAATAAAGTTTTCCCAAGAACTATTTAACAATTTCTGTTTCAGAAGTGATGTCGATAATCGATTTGTTTTCATTTAATTTATTTTCCAATTCCGATAATCTTTTTTCAAGTTGCTCGCGGGACATACCCTCGAGGCCAACGTGTGACACTTCTTTTTTATCAATATAAAAACCAGATAATTGACCCATACGAAATTCGCCTTGTATTGCAGAATTAT